ACCGGCAGGTGTGTAGCTAATCTGTGAAGAATTGCCATAACTAGACGCATTAATTGCGCTAGTCGTAAATTTAACAGAAGCGCCAACGTGTAGCCCGTTTACAAACGTAACTACCGTGGAGCTAGTCTCAGTGTAGGCATATTGTGCGCTTGGGCCATACTGATTCACGCCATCCACAAACACCGACAAACTGCCCGTAGCAGGCTGATATTGCATTGTGGTTAGTGTAAATACCGTTTGACTAGCCGTAGCGGTTTGAATTTCTTGCTGATTGGTAAAATTGACAAAGTTGGAATTGATACCAATTATATTGTCGTAGGTTCCGATTAATACAGCATTGGCATTTTGCAATACAAATTTATACTGTAAACCATCAGTTAGCCATATTTCACCGCTTGGCACTCTTCCACTAGAGTCTAAAACAATGGGATTTGCTTGAGCAGTGCTTCCATTGGAGGATGTATAGGTTGCTTGTGGTGTGCTTGTTCCAGCAGCGTAGGTGTAGAGAAAACCGCCCGATAATGGAACGCCATTATTGTCAAAAAACTGAGCTGCTACGCCACCTACAGGAGATAAATTGACAGCCATAATTGTTCCTTTATTAAATCGCAGTAGTTAATGTAGCTTTATATGCAGCAATGACTTCTGGTGTATGCACCGCAGCGCAAATAGCTTGCACTTTGGCTTCTTCTGCGCTGTAGTCATCACCAGGCTTAAAGTAATTACCTTTGACATTTTCGGCAAAAAGTTGACCATCTTCAGTAACAGTCACCAAATAGCGCACTGCGACCGTGTGGTCTGCCATTACTTCGATTCTGTCTACAACGGTTTGTTTATTAAACATGATGTTCCTTTATTTATCTGCCAGTGCAGAGGTAGTCAGTTCACGCAGAACCAACATCAACACGGGCCACAGCATCACGATGTAAGGTCGATAGGCTACTGGAATGAACTGGCTAAGGAAGCCGCTATTAGCCTCTATAGCAGTCAGCAGGGCGCCAATGATGGCTACCCAGTAGGTCTTGGATTTGAGGCGTTGGAGGATTAGGTTCATGCTGCAATTGCTCCAAATGTTTTCCAGGTTCCCGGTGTCCCTGCGGTTGTACACACCCAACCAATTGTTCCACCAGCAGCAGGGGCGCTATTGTAAATAATATCTCCAACCTCGTAAGTTCCAGATACAGGAGCAGCAGTACCAAGTAGCCTTGCCTTTGCAGTACCTACAGTGTCTCCGACATTACGAACACCATATCCATTTTGAAACACGGGGCCAGTTAGTCCTTTGGCGGTGTATAACGTAGCCGCGCTATTTATATATCTAATAGGTTCAAAATATGCCGAATTTCCAAATTGCAATTTCCAAGCATTGTTTGTGTTATCAAATTTTAATTTCCACGCGTCAGTGGAAGAATTCTCCGAAGAAGCGCCCCATGATTGGGCGGTCATGGAGCTGTCATTAAATCCCACTGAGCCGCCTACAGTTTGCGCCCCGAGTGTATTAATATATTTATATGCACCACGAAAAGATGCAGTGCCATTTAATACAAGTCCAGTGCTTGCAGCGGTTACACGAGCACTCGATGAGTTAAGCCCACCAATTATTAGCGATGGTGCAATTATTGATGCTTCACCTGTCTCTGCGTAACAACCAATAAATACGCTTGAATTTGTTGCACCGTCTGTAACGATTGAGCCTAAAGTATTCCCATCGGTATGACAACCAATATACGTATTTCCAAGTAAAGAACTTTCAACAATTCCATAGTTTAGATTATTTGAGCAATTGACTTTTAAAGCTAAACCAGCGTTAGCGTCTGAACCATCTATATATAAACCATCACCACCATTACGTAAACATGACACATCATTTAGATACCAAAGATTTGCATTGCCCTCTGTAGCACCACCTGAACCCATAGCTGCAACTATGCGAATGCCGTTTCTACGAAAAGAGTCTGTCCAGACATTAGTAATACGAGTGCCGGGGCCACGATTTAAAATCCCATCGCATACAGCACCAGTACCACCATTGAGTAAACCAGTAGGCCCACCCCTTGACACGATAGCAAGTTGAGCAATTTCGCAAAAGTTACCCGCGGGTGTGCCACTAGGATTTGCACCGGAAGAGTTATAACTATTAACTGTAAATCCGGTTTGGTCTGCGGCAAACTCAAGCACAGTACCTGTGTTTGTAGAATATAACGAAGATGTTGGTAGTTGCCCAACAATTCGCACTGGCTTGTTTAGAATAATACCTTGTGAAAAGTACCATTTGTTTGCAGTTGTTGCTGGAAAAACAATTGTTCCTCCTGTATCAGGTATTGCAGCATAAGACAAAACAAATGCTGCATAGCAGTCAGTAGTTCCATCTCCGACAGCACCATAGTCAATCACGTTGATTGACGCACCAGCAATCATTGAATTTGTTACTTTAGTTAGCATAATGCTCCTTATATAAAGAATGTTGCGCCGAAGTTAATTCGGGAGGTTAAAGAAGTAATGGGATTAGCTGCGTAAAGTGTTGTTGCAGAAACATACAATGAAATGCCATTATTGGCTCCGTTATCTGTAGCAGTTCCTAAGCAGTAATCCAAAGCAGAATATGGCATTCCACCGCATAGGGGGCTAGCTGTAGCCGCACTTATTGAAGTAGCGCCAGCCAGATACCCAATAACAGTTACTTGTCTTCCAATCCTTGTATATCTAGCAAATGAACTAAACGCACCTACAACGGTTAGCCCTGCGCCCTGTGTAGGAGTCCAAGTACCTTCCTCATACCAATTCAGCAACTGACTCGTCATTCCTGCTGCTGGGGTGTTAGCTGTGAAATTAACGCCTTTGGCTGCTGTGCCTTGGACTAAATTTCCTGTGCTAAAAGTTAAATTACCACTAGTATCCAACACCATTGAATTACTTGTTCCGCTATCTACAGAAAATCCCATAGGATTGGCTGAACAAATTTGCAATCCAAATCCAAATTTATTTCTTAAACCCATTCCATTGGCAGGTGCTGCGCTTGAACCCGATATGTTGTATGCACCATTTCCTATTGATACATTGCCACTAACAGTTAAATTTGTCCCATCAAATTGAAGACTATTAGAATCAGTTAAAAGCCCACCAGTCGTTGCGTAAGTAACACGACCTGATGTAAGACCAGAATCCGTAATTGCGCTAGAAGTAACGCCGGTTAACCCAGCTAATGTTGTGCTAGTTGCACCCAGGCTAATGCTAGTTGAACCAATGGTTACCGCGCTATTGCTTAACTGACTATTGGCAATTGAACCTAAAGTGCCACCAAGTGTAAGATTGCCAGAGCTAGTAACGGTGCCTGTTAAAGTAATGCCGTTTACCGTTCCTGTTCCACCAACGCTAGTTACCGTTCCTACATAATCTGTGCCCCATGCAGGTGCGCCAGACACTACACGTAGGATTTGACCTGTAGTGCCAATCCCTAATTTAGACCAAGTATTAGTAGCCGATCCGTACAATAAATCGCCTGTGGTAACCGTAGTTTGACCTGTTCCACCGTAGGCGTAAGTAATTGTGCCAACATCACCAGAACCCAGTAATGTTGTGCCATTGACCGTTTTAATGTTTGTGCCACTGACTAAAGCAGCTTGTTTACCGTTAAACGTAGTCCAGTCTGTAGACGTTAAATAACCGTTAACAGACGTTGTAGCAGCAGGCATACTAATAGCCGGTGTAGTGCCTCCAGAGCTTACGACCGGAGCCGTTCCAGTAACGCTAGTGACCGTGCCACCCGAACCGGTTGCAGTGATCGTAATGGCTGCCGATCCGTTATATGTTGTGCCTGAGCTAAAAGAAACGCCCGTTCCGGCGGTTAAACTAAATAAATTACCGCCTAAAGATACACCAGAAATAGTTGAATTACTAAGTTGGCTATTAGCAATACTTCCAAGTGTGCCACCTAGTGTTAGACTTCCACTGCTAGTCACCGTGCCGGTTAAAGTAATTCCGTTGACCGTGCCAGTGCCAGATACGGAAGTGACCGATCCGCTACCTTTATTATTAAATGTTGTCCAATCCGTAGAGCTTAACGCGCCTCTATTTGTTGCGCTAGCAGTAGGCACATTTAACGTAATTACAGGGGTTGTAGTGCCATTTGCTACCGTGCTTGATAGGTCTGTGCCAGTAGTGCCTAAAGTAAGCGCAGCAACGCTAGTAACCGTTCCACCGCTTCCGGTAGCTGATAGAGTTCCAGTAGCAAAAGAAATCCCACTACC